ATGTAATAGAGAGTTTGTAAATGGCTAGGGGTTTAACAAGTGCAGTAAAAACAGAACTAGCTACAGGCGTAATAGAATCTATTTTATTGATAGACATTGCTTTTTCTTCAAGGGTGTATTTAACAAATGCTAGTTTTAATATTACATCAAGTGTTTCTGGAAGTTCGCAAACTTATTTATCCAATGGACATTTTAGAGGAATAACAGGGGTACAAGAAACAAATGCACCTACAAAAAATTCACTTTCTTTAAGTTTATCTGGTGTTGACCAAAGTTACATATCAATAGCACTTACAGAAAATATTATTAATAAAAATGTTTTCATTTATCAAGGTTATTTAGATTCTAATTTAGCATTGATTGCAGACCCATTTTTATTATTTTATGGAACAATAGACGAATTTAAAATAGCAGATAACACATCAACTGCAACATTGGTTTTGATAATTAGTTCACATTGGGGAAACTTTAGCAAAAAAAGTGGACGGACAACTACAGATAATTCACAACAAAGATTTTTTTCTGGTGATAAAGGTATGGAATTTTCAGCACTGACTGTAAGAGATATTAAATGGGGTAGGGTATGACCAGTACACATTTATATTATGCAGAAAAATCTGATATTGAAAGTATCTACGAACTTGCAATAGAATATAAAAATGTCGATTTGTTAGATGCTAATTATCCAGATATTGACAGAAATAAATTAATTAATTTTATCAATACAATGTTAAAAAAAGGTAAAATTATGTTAATGAAAGACTTAGACAAAGATAGATTAATTGGTTGTTGTATGTTTAATAAATCTGAATATTTTTTTAGTAAAACAGAAATAATGCAGATACAAATAGTCTATGTAAAAAAAGATTATAGAAATTTTAATCTAGTAAAAATATTAATTGATAGTGTAAAAAAACAAGCTAATGGTTTGCCTTTAGTTTTATCAATAACTTCTGGTTTAGGGATTGACCCAGTTTTTCAGAAATTAGGTTTTCAAAATATGGGTTCTAATTGGAGACATATATAAATGGGTGGTTGGAATCCTATTGATGATATTGTAGATATTATTGACGATATTGTAGATGGCATAGGTGACATAATTGAAGATGTTATTGGTTGGATAGCTCCAACGCCAGAAATTCCAGATTTTGGCACACTTAGACCAGATCAAAATGCAAAAGGGATATTAGTAAATAAAATAAGTTCCAATGGTGCAATTCCTATTATTTATGGAACAAGAAAAGTGGGTGGCAATATTGTTTTTTTAGCGACATCTGGAACAGATAATCAATATTTATATATGGCATTAGTTTTGGGTGAAGGTGAAATAAGTGAAGTAACTGCATTATATGTAAATGATAAAAGAGTTAATTTATCTGGTGTTATGACTGATAATGTTCAAAGAACTGTAACAAGTGCCGATCAAAATTTTTTTGATACAGAAAATTCACAAAGTCTAATAACAGTTGAAGCACATTTTGGTTCTGATAGTCAAACCGCATCAAGTTTATTATCAACATTAAGTACATGGACAAGTTCACATAAACTTTCTGGTTTAGCATATTTAGCAATAAGATTTGAATGGAATAGAGATAAGTTTGGTTCAATACCTCAAGTACAAGCACTTGTAAAAGGTCGAAAAATTTATGACCCTAGATTAGATAGTACTGTTACTGGTGGAAGTGGAAGCCATAGAGCAGACACAAGTTCAACATGGGCATTTTCAGATAATCCAGTTTTGCAAATGCTTGACTATCTAAGAAACGATAGGTTTGGCATGGGAATAACAAATAGTTATTTTGATACTAATTTTTCAGATTGGCAAACCGCATCAAATGTTTGTGATACACAAATACAACCTTTAGGTGGTTCAAATGTAATTTTATATTCCTTTGGATTTGACTATACAGCAGATAGTGAAAGAACAATTACAAATACTATTGATCTAATGAATAGTAATACTGTGATTGATACATCTAAAAATGCAATAGATAATGTTAAAGAATTTGTAAGGGGTTCAAGATCATATTTAAATTTCTCAGGTGGTAAATATAATATTTTAGTTGAAACCAGTGGTTCAGCATCAATAACACTTACGGAAGATAATATCCTGGGTGGGATAAATGTTATAAGTAAAAATAAAAATTCAAGATATAACAGGGTCATAGTCAATTTTATAAATCCAGATAAAAACTATCAATCAGATACAGCACAGTTTCCACCGATAGATGAATCACTTGTAGATAGTGCAGACAGACACGCTACATTATTATCTGAAGATGGTGGAATATTATTGGAAGGTAGATTTGATTTTTCAATGTTGACTAATAAGTTTCAAGCACAAGAAATGGCTGAAATAATATTAAGACGTTCGAGGTCAAGTCTAAATGTTTCATTGAAAGCAGATGCAACCGCATTAGATTTATTAGTTGGCGATATTGTAAATATAACTCATGCTACCCCTGCATTTTCTGCTAAACCCTTTAGAGTACAAGGAATGACTATAAATGCAGATCATTCAATTAGTTTAAGCTGTTCAGAACATCAAGATTCATATTATACATTTGGTACACAAGATGCTATTCCATCAATACCAGACACAGTCTTGCCAAATCCTTTTTCAGTTCAGCCACCATCAAGTGTCACATTATCAGATCAATTAATACAATATAATGATGGAACAGTTATTGTTGCTTTAGATATAACAGTAGGTGCTAGTCCAGACCAATTTGTTGATTTTTTTCAAGTTGAATACAAGCTTAGTTCTGAATCAGATTTTATAATATATGCTCAAGGTTCTGGGTTAAATCATAGAGTATTAAATGTTATTGACCAATCAACTTATAATGTAAGAGTTAAAGCAGTTAATAGCTTGGGTGTTTCTTCAACCTATGTTTCTGCATCAAGAACTATTGTGGGAGCAACAGCACCACCATCTGATGTAACAGATTTATCTTGTAATATATCTGGTGAGGAAGCACATTTATCCTGGGAAGCAGTCGGAGATTTAGATTTAGCTTTTTATAATTTAAGATTTTCTGAAAAAGTAGATGGTACGGCAGATTGGTTAAATAGTGTTGCTTTAGTTGAAAAAATATCAAGACCCGCAACATCAATCACAGTACCCGCAAGGCAAGGTACATACTTGATAAAAGCAGTTGATAAAATTGGAAATGTTAGTCCAAATGCTACAGCTATAATTTCAAATGTAACAAGTGCTTTAAATTTTAATTCTGTAGCAACTCAATCAGAACACCCAACTTTTGGTGGCACTTTTACAGATACAGTTTTAGTTGATGGAGCAATAGAGTTAGATTCATCAGAATTATTTGATTCAGCTAGTGGAAATTTTGATGACGAAACAGTAAGATTCTTTGATTCTGGTGCAAGTAACGCTGATTTTTTATCCAGTGGAAGTTATGAGTTTGCAGATGTTATTGATATAGGTGCAAAGCATACTGCAAGAATAACTGCATCAATTACACAAACCGCTGACAATCCAGATGATTTATTTGATAACAGAAGTGGAAACTTTGATGATGCAAGTTCAAACTTTGATGGAGATGCCCCAGTTAATCAAAATGCCCATATAGAAATAGCAACAAGTGATGACAATGTAACATATACAGATTTTAGAGGATTTGTAATTGGTGAATATGAAGCAAGATATTTTAAATTTAAAGTTGTTTTGATTTCAAGAGATTCAGCAACAACACCAGTTGTATCAGAAGTAACAGTTACAGTTGATATGAAAGATAGAATATTTAGTGGTAATGATATTGTTTCTGGAACATCAACTAAATCTGTAACATTTACAAACCCATTCAAAAGTGCTAATTTTGCAATAGGGATAACTGGACAAGGTATGGCAACTGGCGATTATTTTACAGTATCAAACAAAACAATAAATGGATTTGATGTTGCCTTTTTTAATAGTTCAAATGCAGGAGTATCAAAAACTTTTGATTTTATCGCTAAAGGTTTTTAAGGAGTTTAAATATGTCGCAAGCAACTGATTTTACAATAGCCAACCAATCATTTCCATCATTCAGAAGTGATTTAAATACTGTTTTAGGTGCAATAAATACTTCAAACTCTGGTTCATCTAGACCTGCAAGTGCAGTGAGTGGAACATTTTGGTTAGATACAACAAGTGCAACAGCACCAATATTAAAGTTTTTTGATGGTTCAGATGATATAACATTTGCTACATTTAACACCACAGCAAATACAGTAAACGTATCAGATTCATCAACAAGTTTATCTGGGGATACCTCACCCCAGCTTGGTGGAGATTTAGACGTTGTTACTCATAGTATAGTTTCAACATCAAACAGAGATATAAACATTACACCAAATGGAACTGGTAGGGTTGTTTTTGGAACAGCTTGTTTACCTAAAACAAATGCTTCATCTGGTTTAACTTTAAATTTTGATACTCACCAAAATCATTTTGTTACTTTATCATCTGGCTCAAATGCTTTAGCAAACCCAACAACAGAAGCATCTAATGTTGGGCAAACTGGTGTTATTATTTTTATACAACCATCAAGTAGTTCTGCCGGTACAGTATCTTTAGGAACTGATTATGAAACAGTCAGTGCAGGTGGTTTAAGTCTATCTTCTGCAAATAATGATTATGACGTTGTGCCTTATGTTATAAAAGCAGATAATTCTATTTTATTAGGTACACCACAATTAAACTTTGGATAATTAAATGGTAAGTTCAGAATTATGGTTTGGAGCAGAAGCAAGTTTCTATAATGGTGTTGCTACACAGTCATTAAGACGCAATGATGACGATAGTGCTTACTTATACAGAACTCCATCTAGTGCAAGTAATAGAAAAACCTACACTTTTAGTTGTTGGTACAAAAGAGCAAATTTATCTGGCGTAAATCAACCTTTTTTTTACGGAGGGAGTAGTGGTTCTGATTTCACTCTGTTTTACATAGATGGTGGTTCAAATAGATTAAGTTGGTACGACTATGATGGCTCAACTGATTATGGGCAAAATCTTAGTATTGTATTAAGAGATACATCAGCTTGGTATCATTTGGTTTTTGCAGTAGATACAACTCAAGGAACAGATACAAATAGAGTTAAAATATATGTAAATGGAACACTCCAAACTAGTGTGGGTGCTGATTTTGGTCTTTTACCACAAGATTATGATACAAGGATAAATGATACTAAATCACATTGGCTTGGTAGATATAATGTTAACTACATTGATGGGTATATGGCAGAAGTAAACTTTGTTGATGGCACACAACTAGCACCAACTTCATTTGGCGAAACTAAAAATGGTGTATGGATACCTAAAAAATATACTGGCTCATATGGTACTAATGGTTTTAGATTACAGTTTAATCAAACTGGAACTGGTACAGCATCATCATCAACAATAGGTGCTGATACAAGTGGCAACACACATCATTTTACATCTAGTGGTATAGTCGCATCTGATTGTAATATGCCTGATAGTCCTGAGAATAACTTTTGTACCCTCAATCCTTTATTTAAAGAATATGCTACAAGTTCTTTTTTAAGTGAAGGCAACTTAAAGTATACTATGGGAACATCTGGTGTAACAACATCAGCGTATGGTTCTATGGCAGTCAATCAAAATCAAGGTGGCAAGTGGTATGCAGAAGTTAGAATTGATGACTATGATACTGGCTCAATGTGGGTGGGTGTTTTTCGTAATTTAGGATTAGCAAGTAAAGGAAACCTTAATGCAGGAGTAAGATTTTCTGGATATGCTTACAAAACTAATGGAAATGCAACATCAACTGGTAATACTGGTTCTTCCTATGGAGCATCATATGGAACAAACAATGTTATAGGTATTGCTTTAGATTTAGATAATGATGCTATTTATTTTTATAAAGATGGTACTATTCAAAATAGTGGAACTGCTGCATTTACAAGTATAACAACAAATAGTGGTGCTTATAATTCTTCTACTGTTGGAGATGGTAATTATATATTTGGTGTTGATGGAGATGGTGGTAATTCTGCAACCTTTAACTTTGGTCAAGACAGTACATTTAATGGTCAAGAAACTGCTGGTGGAAATACTGATGCAAATGGTTTAGGTGATTTTCATACTGCTGTTCCAGGTGGCTATCTAGCAGTTTGTTCAGCTAATCTAACAGAACCAACAATAAGTCCTAATCAAGCTACACAAGCTGATGATTATTTTAATACAGTTCTGTATTCTGGAAATTCGTCAACAAATGCTATAACTGGTGTGGGTTTCCAACCAGATTGGACTTGGATTAAAGCAAGGTCAGACACAAGAACTCATGTTCTTTATGATTCTAATAGAGGTGCTGGAAAATATTTAAGTTCTGATAATACGAGTGTAGAAGGAACAGATGCAACAGCATTTGCATCATTTGATTCAGATGGTTTTTCTGTAGGCACAACTGAAAATTATATTAATAATAGTTCCCATACGTATGTATCTTGGAACTGGTTGGCAAATGGAACAACCCCAACAAAAACTTATAAAGTAGTTGTTGTATCAGATAGTGGCAATAAATATAGATTTAGAAATTCAGCAGACTCAGCAACTTTTGCTCAAAGTGCAGTAACTTTAGATTTGCAAGAACTTGGAACTTATACCTTTGATTTATCTGATAGTTCTGTAGATGGACACCCTATGAAATTTAGCACAACATCAAATGGCTCACATGGTGGTGGAAGTACATATTCAACTGGTGTTGTTTACAAATTAGATGGAGTTACAAAAACAGAAAGTGAATATGTAAGTGGATTTAATAGTGCAACAACAAGACAAATTATAATTACTGTAGCTAGTTCAGCCCCGGTATTATATTATTTTTGTCATTATCATAGTGGCATGGGCGGTCAAGTAAATACTAACACAACACATGGCTCAACTAATTTTGATGGTTCTATTTTATCAGTTTCAAATCCAAACACAACTGCTGGGTTTAGTATTGTTTTACATACTGGAACTGGTTCAGCATCAACTATTGGTCATGGACTAGGGGTTGCACCTGATTGGATAATAACAAAAGGTAGAACAAATACAAATCATTGGACAAATTTACATTCTGCACTTGGTGCTACAGCATTTATTGATTTAAATCAAGCAAATGGTTCTGATACTGCAACAAGTGTTTGGAATGACACAAATCCTACGTCAACAGTTTTTAGTGTTGGAACAAACTCAAGAATAAATGGCAGTAGTGTAACATATCTGAGTTATTGTTTTGCAGAAGTAGAAGGCTACAGTAAATTTGGCAAATTTATTGGTAATGGCTCTACAGATGGTGCGTTTGTCTATCTTGGGTTCAGACCTGCTTGGCTAATGTTAAAAAGAACATCTGATACCGGTTCTTGGAATATTGCAGATTCAGTAAGAAGCCCAGAAAATGAAGTTGACGAACAAGTTCAAGCAGACCTTTCAAATGCTGAATCTACAATATTTGATTTTGATTTTTTAAGTAATGGTTTTAAAGCAAGAACAACAGATGGTGCTAGAAATGGTGATGGAAGCACATACATATACATGGCATTTGCCGAAGCACCATTTAAATATGCTAATTCAAGATAGGAGAAAATAATGGCTTATAAATATAAAGATAGATACCTAAAAGTTGGTAAGGCATGGAAAGATAATAATGGCATTCAACACCCATATAATTGGCAGTCATCTTGGAGTGCTGATGATTTAAAAAAGTGGGGTGTAACTGTAGAGAAAGATGTAGATACTAGCTATGACGATAGGTTTTACTGGGCGAAAGGTATTGAAAGAAAACTAGAAGATGAAAACGTAGTTGATGATGATGGTAAGGCAGTCATTGATCCTACTACTGGTAAACAACAAGTTCAACGAGGTTTAAAATATCAATGGATAGAAAGAACTAAATCAACAGCTAATGGTTTACTGACTGCATCAGATTGGTATGTAACAAGAAAGTCTGAAACAGATACAGCAATACCAAGTGACATTTCAAAATATAGAACAGATGTAAGAACTGCAACAAAAACAATAGAAGATAAAATAAATTCTTGTAAAAAACTTAGTGATTTTGAAGCATTATTTTTAGTGCCTAAAGATAGTAATGGCGACCCTACTGGTAATGCACCAATTTATGATTTTCCAGACGAGGTTTAAATGTCAAAACCAAGTATTCAAAGCATTAATTTAAAATTAGAAAAACATATAGCTGTAAGTGATGAAAAATTTTCAGAATTATTAAGCAAGGTCAAGAGAATTGAAACGATTATGATTGGTACATCAGGAACAGCACTTGTGATGTTGATAGGTTTATTAGTGAGGTAAAATTTGGTAGTTGCAGAAATTCTTACTGGTATTGCTCTAGTACAAAAATCAGTAGAGTTTATAAAAAGCAACATCAGTACAGCAAAAGATATAAAAGATATAGCCAAGCAAATTGATGGGTTCTTTGAGGGCGAAGAACACATGAATAAGAAACAAGGCAAGGGCATGGGGATTGCTCAACAGTTTGGCATAGAATCAACAGCATCAGATTTTATAGATAGAAAGCTATTAGAGGAACAGCGATACGAGTTGAAGCTATTAATTGATAACCGATTTGGTCATGGCACTTGGAATCAAATTCTTTCTGAAAGAGCAGATAAAATAAAACAAGCTAAAGAAGCACAAAAACAAGCTAAATTAGAAGCTAAAAAACAAAGAGAAGAAGTTTTTGAAGCAATTAAATGGGTAGCATTTACATTATTAGGTATAGGTGTAGTTGTATTAGTGCTTGTTATGGGTTTAAAAGCTTTTGCAGATGGTAAAATGTATAATGCACCCAAAGATTACACTTATAAACAAAAGGTCTGGCAAGGCAAAATAGAGCCAAAAAAATATACAACTTGTAGATTGAAAAAAAGGTTAACATCAAAATATACCAAAAAAAAAGCGTGTATTTATGAGGGAAACAATAGAACTTATACAATGATGATTGAAAGTTGGTGTCCAACTAAATACAAATGTGAAATAACAAAACTTAGTTCTGAAATGCCTAATATTGACAGTGTGATGGAAAGTTTGAGGAGTATTAAAGATTGATAACTGCATTTATGTTATATTGTGCTATGCAACCAACAAAAATGAATATTGCACAAATTTATTTTAAATCAGTCAATGATTGTACTTAT